TGACGGATGTAACAACCGCGGCAAATATCCTCGGACGTTTGACAACCCTTTCGGCGGCTATTCCAGACGTTTTGGCGGGAGACCCCGACACTAAGTTGTATATGAGCCGAGCGATGAAGCAACTCTACTACACGGCTTTGGCTGGTACTGCTGAGTTGACTTTCCACGCCGCGGCCGCCGCTAATTTCTTTAACGGTTATGACATCATCACGCCGGGTGGAATGCCTAACGATACGTTCATCTTCTCTAAGAAGGAGAACTTGTACTTCGGAACAGACCTTTTGACAGATCACATCGAAGCGGCCGTCTTGAACTTGATTGGTATCACGGGTGACGACGTTACTCGAATCATCATGAAGTTCAGCGCAGGCGTTCAGATTGTCGACGCTGGTTCTTTGGCTTTTGCCGCCCGCACATCCTAATTAATCGGGGAGGGGCTTTAAATCCCTCCCCTTAATTCCTCAAAATATGGCTTGTAGTATTACAGTTTCGGGGCGTTCCTTCCCCTGTAAAGATAAAATTGGAGGAATCAAAAGGGTTTGGATTGCTCAATTCGAGGCCGACGAATGGGGTACTATTGCCGCAGGAGTTATCCCCGGAGCGGGAGCAGACGGCGACGGTTCTACTCCCGTTGCATTCAAGAATTTCGAACTCACTAAGAACACGGGATCGTTTCAACAAACGGTTACGTCTTCCGTTGAAAATGGTACTGTCTTCTTCTCGCAAGTCGTGGAGTTGACTATGCCCAACCTTGACGCGGTAGATAATACGGAAATCTACGAACTCATGAAGGGTCGCTTGTCTATCATAATTCAAGACAATAACGATAACTATATCCTCATGGGTCACACGACCGGAGCGGAAGCGACGGGAGGCACAGTAGGAACGGGAACGGCAAAAGGTGACCTTAACGGCTATCAGTTGCAATTCACAGCGGAAGAAGCTATTCCAGCTCCTTTCGTTTCATCTTCGGATTCGCTCCTCACGTTTACGACTGTTTGATTTTCCTTTTTGGTTTTAGGTTAAAAGGACGGGGGAGGGCGCAAGTCCTCCCCTTTTTTATTCTCAAATGATACACCTCAACCCCAATTCAGCCACCGAGCAATTTATCTATCTGACGCTTCAGGAGATGAAAAAAGACCTCGACCCGTTTACCCATTATTTGATAATTTTGGAGAACATGGCAAGCACAGATAAACACGCCTTCGTTGGAGATGTAGAAGTCGACAACGCTCGATATACAAAAATCAGCGTTTACACGAATCAACCTCTCGGATCGGCAAGCCGTGTTCTCTTAATTGAGACGGGGTTCTATACGTATAAAGCATACGGTCAAAACAGCTCAACGAACCTCAATGCGAATGATGCTTCGGTAGTTGGTTTACTTGAGCAGGGGACGCTTAATGTAGCCGGAGCGACAGGTTACACGATCCCAGACATAACAATCCCCGATAACGTCATATATTACGAGTAATGGAATTAATACAACTCAACCAATACCAAGAGCGGAGCTACGCAGAGACTGCCAGCCGCGAAGGTTTCGTGAATTACGGGGCAGACAATCTCTTTCCTCAGTACCTCGTGGATCTCTTTCATTCGTCAGCTACTCACAACGCATTGTCAACAACTATTGCAATGATGATTTTCGGCGAAGGGTTCGACGCTTCGAGCTTAGAAGGTCGCCTCGCTTTTGACCAATGGAATCTAAACGACGAACTCCGAAAGGCTTGCCTCGACTTTAAGATTCAGGGCGGCTTTGCTCTCGAAGTTAATTGGTCGCTTGATAGGACGGCTATTGCCAACGTCTCGCACTTGCCCTTTGAGAATATCCGTTCGGGCTTTGTCAATGAGGACGAGATCGTAGAAACGTATTACTACTCTAAAGACTGGAGCAATAAGCAGGAAGAGCGCGTCGAAATTCACCGCTTTCACAAGGAGATGAACATCGAGTTTCCTACTCAAATTCTATACGTGAAGCCCTTCTCTCCAGGGTCTTTCTACTATCCCAAGCCGGACTATATCGGCTCAATTAACTACATCGAACTCGATAAAGAAATAGGGGTCTACCACATTAACAACATTAAGAACGGAATGAGTCCTTCGTTCTCAATTCACTTTAAGAACGGTATCCCTCCGCAAGAGGAGCGCAATAGAATCCGGATGGATATCGAACGACAACTTGCGGGAGCAAGCAACGCGGGGAAGTTTATCGTCACGTATTCAGACGATCCCGAAAGGAAGCCAGACTTCGAGCCGTTCCAATTGTCGGACGCTCACAATCAATACCAATTCCTTTCGGAGGAAGTGACCTCGAAGATTATGGTCGGTCACCGCGTTACGTCGCCTCAGATGTTCGGGGTCTCCGTACCGGGTAAGTTAGGGGGCGGTGGAGAGCTTGCGGAGGCTTCAGAGCTATTCGAGAGAAACGTCATAGCCCCAGCGAGGCAAGTCGTCACAGAGGCCGTCAAAACGCTTCTAAACGCTTCGGGGATAGAAAGCCAACTTGTAACGCTTTCCTCTGAAGAAATCAACCTCGACGAGTGCGTTGATTACCTAACGGAAAAAGGCGAGGAGATGGGCGAAGAATGGGAGTTGATTGATGAGGTGGAGGTCGATTACGAACTGGAACAGACCAGAGACGCGCTTTTCGCTTTTGCGAAAGTACCAAGTAGCAAACCGCAAGCAGGATCGGAGCAAGATACCGAGATTATTAAGGTGCGCTATTCGTATGCTCCGGGGACTACCTCAGCAGATTCGCGGGAGTTTTGTAAGAAGATGGTATCTGCAAACCGCGTCTTTAGAAAGGAGGATATACTTGCCGCAGGCGATAGAGCCGTCAACCCTGGATGGGGGCCAAATGGCGCGGATACTTATTCCGTTTGGTTGTATAAGGGCGGCGGATCGTGTCACCATTTTTGGAAGCGTCAAACGTACCTGCGCAAGAACAACAAAAAAATCTCGGTCAATCAAGCGAAGAAATTGATTCGAGAAGCCGGGGTCGATGCAAAGCGACTCGAAGACAACAACAAGAAAGTAGCACAACGCCCGGTAGATATGCCGAACAACGGCTTTTTAAACCCTCGATAAATGGCACTCACTCCCGAAATCCTCTTCGTGAATCCGGACTATATTAAGCGGATCACCAACATAAACGGAAGCATCGAGGACGCTTACCTCGTTCCTTCAATTATCCTCGCTCAGGACAAGTACATCCAGCTCTATTTGGGGACTGACCTCCTCAATAAACTCAAGGCCGATATTCAAGCGGGTACGCTCTCCGGCGATTACGCCGTCCTCATGGATTCCTACGTCCGCAAGGCTACCCTTTGGTGGGCTATGGTCGAAATGATCCCTTCGCTTTACGTGAAGATGGATAACGGGTCTTTAGTTATTCGGATATCTGAAGACACTACGAGCATAACCCCGGACGATTTGCATCGAGAAGTTGAGCGGGCGCGACAAAATGCTCAGTTCTATACCTTCCGACTGTATGACTACCTCTGTAATAATTCCTCGCTGTTTCCTGAATACACTTCGAACACGGGGGCCGATATGCTTCCACAGCCCGCCGACTATTATCAAAGCGGAATGAGTATCTCCGGAAGCAGTAGATACCCGCGTTTGGTAGATTTAAGAGCGTTCTTCGGATGAGAAAGAACCGCAAAGAGAATATAACGCTATTGAAAAAATTCCTCGATGACATCGACAGAAATAATCCTCACAATTCTGCCAAGCGCGATAACGATCGTGATGGTGTGGGTAAACCTAAACAGAGAAATTGAAAAGCTAAAGGGGCGAATCATTCGCGTAGAGTCCGATAAAGACGAGCTAAAGAAGATGATGAAGGAGGTCATCGAGTCAGTTCACAAAATCGAAATAATGCTCGCGAAAAAATGAGATACTTCACCCTTGACGAATTCGATTCCCCCGACTCTCCCGGCTCTGGCGAGATGATGGATCAAGACTTCTTGTCTATGCTTGACGAGGCTCGCGATTGCGCAGGGATTCCCTTCATCGTGAATAGCGGCTTTCGCACCGTCGCCTATAACCAAGACCTAAAGAAGAGGGGATACCCCGTAGCGAAGAACTCCTCGCACTTGTTAGGGCTTGCCGCTGATATACACGTAGAAGATTCGAGGGCGAGGTACATCATACTCGAAGCACTTTCCGAAGTCGGCTTCAATCGAATAGGAATCGGGCCGAACTTCATCCATGTAGATTTGGACGTAAATAAGTCGCAACATAGAATCTGGACGTATTGAATAACTTCCGCCCCCGCTTAGATCCCAAACTCGCAAAGGCTATCAAGAGCCTCAAGAAGAACGAGCGGCGGATTCTTTGCATAGGGGATTTACATTGTCCTTTTGAGCTAGACGGGTATCTCGAATTCTGCGTGGAGACCTACGAGAAGCATTACTGCAACCAAGTCGTTTTTATCGGGGATATCATAGACAACCACTACTCAAGCTATCACGAGAGCGACCCGAACGGCTTGGGAGGAGGCTACGAATTACAACAAGCTATCCAGCACGTCGCGCAATGGGCTGAGGCTTTTCCCGTGGCTGACGTTATAATCGGAAACCATGACCGTATCATTATGAGAAAGGCGTTCTCTTCGTCCGTCCCTCGTGAATGGATACGCGACTACAACGAGGTTCTCGGCACTTCGTGGAATTGGGTCGAGCGCATTGAGTATGACGGCGTGCAATACGTCCACGGCGAAGGGGGCACGGCAAGAACCAAAGCAAAGAACGATATGCAGTCAACCGTTCAAGGTCACATCCATACGCAAGCCTACGTAGAATGGATGGTCGGAAACAACTTCAAGATTTTCGGAATGCAAGTAGGTTGTGGGCTAGATCGTGATAGCTATTCGGCGGCATACGCGAAGCACTTTAAAAAGCAAGCCATAGGGTGTGGGGTAATCATCGGCGGGCATACCGCTTTCAACGTGCTAATGGACTTATGAAAATTAAGATATCTACGCGCCTCGTCATTCTAACTAAAACCAAAGCCTACAAAATCCCATTAGACCGCCGGGGTTGGTTGCAAGGAGTAAACGAGGGGAAGGTCTGGGAAAGCCACAAAACAAGCGGCTATCTCGCTCCGCTCCTTTGGTCGTTTGGTGGGTTCGTTTGTATGCGTAGAATCGCACCTACCGACGAAATACCTCCGCAACTTGTTGCCATCATCAAGGCTACTATCCCTGCTTTTGATATAACTAACTGTGACTTGTACCGTCTGGAAAATTGGGGCGAGTATAGGGGTTCTCGCGTTCTTTTAGATTACGGTATCGACGAACACATCTCAACCATGTACTCATGAAACTAAAAGAAACAAAGCTCGGAAAATGGTTCAGGGATAAAAGCCCCGACGTACTCGAAGCGATTGGGGAACTCGTCCCCGGTGGGGAACTGCTCAAAGCCTTAGGGGTACTCATTGACAAGAGTACCGAAAGCGAGGAAGAGAAAGAAAAGGCGCGGGTCTTGCTTCTCGAACTTGCCAACGCAGACAGAGCCAGCGCAAGAAATCGAGAGGTAGAGGTTACGAAGGCACTTGGTAAGCGAGACTACATGCAGATGTTCGTCGGCATTGCGGCTATGAGTATCGGGATCGTCCTCGTAGCATGGGCGAAGTCAGGGGTCGAAGACAAAGAAATCTTTTTTCATATCCTCGGATTTGCGGAGGGTACTCTCGTGGGGCAAGTCGTGAATTACTATTTCGGAAGCTCTCAGAAATGACGTATCTTCCCGCTTGATAGTTATCTATCTGTTTACGTTTGTTGTTCAATGAGGGGGAGGCCGAACGCGGCTTCCCTCTTTTTTTTGCATAAAAACTCAAGAAAGTTTTGGATAACTAAAAAACTTGCGTATCATTGCACCATGAACAACAAACAAATGGAACAGCACGAAATCCAAATCGACTGTAACGTCTACCTCGAAGTAGAGTATTCAATCCAATACGGAGAAGAGGGAACGTACGATACCCCTCCAAGCCCTTCGACATTCGAAATTCAACGAATATGGCTCAGAAGCGGCGAGTCAGTTATCGACGTAACCGAAGTGAACCCCGCTTATTTAGACTTCCAATTCAAGCGCATCGAGGAGGAAATCGAAGAAGAACTCATGAACCGATGAGCGAGATTAAAGAAGACGTCCTGAAGTATTGGGAATGGGCACAAGAAGAATTCAAAGGGGAGGATATCGACCGCCTCCGCTTTGAAGTTGATTCCGCAATCATTAACCTAAACAGATACATAAATGCAGAATTTAAAAGAAAAGCAATGGGCAAAGCCCGTATGCGTACAAAGTAGCGTGAACGTGAACCCCGCTTCTTCATTCAACGAATGGGCGAAAAGCCTGCGCGATGAAGACGCAGAATTCGACAAAGCATGGAAGCAATTCAAGACGGCGATAGTGAAAGCCCGGACTTTGAGCAAATGAAAACCGACGCTCTCGAACTCCTTAGAAACTCTTCGCTACGCGATGACGACGGAGGACTCGAAGACGAAATCTTGTCAGGAGAGCCGACCGAAGAACGGTGGAGCGAAATATTTTTGCAACTTCGCGCCAACCTTTTAAGACCTATCGACCTCCCCAATTTCACACAAACGGAATGGGCGAGATCATACAAACAGAATTTTTAACCCCTAAAACGAAACAGATGCAACCCGTAAACACAAAAAGCCTCTTTCACGCGCTTTGTCAAACCCTTGAGAAGTTAGATCGCGAAGAAATTAACGTAACTCAAGCGGCGGCATTTTCGAAAGTCGTAAGTCAATGCACACAGCTCTTGAATTACGAATTGAAACGAGCCGCATTGATGACGAACGAGGAATTTAGGAAAGAACACCGGAACCTTGAGAGCAAGAATTTCGACAGCCTCCCGCAATGACAGAGCAAGAAAAACATAATTGCAATTACGATCGAAGGATAGAAGCATATGAAAATAAAGAATACCAAAACACCCTAACGATATTGCAAGAACTGTATGATGAGGAGGAATCGATATATTTAGCTTTATCTTTTTTAGAGGATAAGTTAAAAATACGGGTCAAGATTTTAGAGAGGGTGCGTGATTTATACCGTGAACACAACCTCGAAACCTTGAGAAATCACGAAAGAGAATGGTTCATAAATCAGAACATAAAACGAGGACGCATCTGGTTTATGGATTTTAGGAGGGAGGAGCGTCTTTTTAATTACCCATACTACCGTTTGAACGTATCTCGATTAAAGAAAAGCGCGAAGGAAATCAAATATCTGGACAAATGGGAATTAAAGCACATTCCCGAATGGGTCAACTGGAATAAAGGTCAAGCCCCTTACGTTCTTACCAATCATTCAAGCGGTAGAATCATTCAGTTTTTAGGAGCAGACGGTAAGTATAGCACTTACAATTATATGGATTACGAAACAAAAGAAAATTTTTAACCCCTAAAACCAAAAAAATGGGACAGTCTAAAATCAAGACCATTCAACCGAATGGCACTTACGATAGCCAAAACGGCTTGATGTACAAATTCGAAGTTCAACTCGAATCCGGAGAAAGCGGAGAGGTATCCGCAAAGAGTGAAAACCGCTGGAGCGTAGGCGACGAAGTAGAGTTCGAAGTCACTCCGTCGAAGTGGGGTGACCGTATGCGGCTCACGAAGCCGGGCTTCGGGCAAGGAGGCCAAAAGAACAGCCCTGACATCCAGAAGCGTATCGACGCAAGCTGGGCAATCGGTCACGCTATTACCCAGGAGAGCGATCCCGAAAAGATTCTCGAAGCGGCTGAATTCTTGTTGAGCATTCGAAACACTTTAATTTCGAAGCTATGAGCAAGAGCCAACAGATAAGATCTTACTTGCTCAAGCACCCCCAAGGAGGGTCTTCGAATATAGCGAGACGACTGAAGTGCACGAGCCAACTGGTATCGAATGTAAAGGCGCAGATGCAACGTTCAGGAGAACTACCCCCACCAGAAAAATCCAAGAGCGGATTAATTCGTGAGCATCTCAAACGCTTTCCTTTGGATTCCTCTCGTACAATCGCCGATAAATATGAATGTACTGTGTCCCTTGTTAGCAATGTACGCAATTTGAGTATCCTTAAACAGCAAGAAAGCGTATCACATAAGGCAACCCCTACCGAAGACGGAGATAATGCAAGGAAGGCCCATCTAAATAAGCGAGTGAAGGTCTCTCGCTCCTTCTTGTGGGGAGCTATTAAATACGAACGTTATGAATAACATTAAATTATTCCTAATCCGCAACTACGATTCCGTAGAAAAAGCCTCGCGAATTATCGGGGTCACTTCGAACACCGTTCGGAACTGGTGCGATAACGGCGGGAGAAATATGCTTAAGCACCTCCCGGAGATATCCGAAACGTGCGGAGCTACCTACGCTGAGATCGTGGAAGAAGTAATGATTTTCGAAAGAGAGGGGGTGGAATAACCCCCTTTTTTTTACTTTTAGCCGATGGACAACAACGAAAACAAAGGTATTTGGATCCCGTTCGAGATATGGGAACTTGCCGACCTCTCACCCATGCAGCGAATCCTCCTTGCTAAGATTCACTCCCTGAGTCATAAGGACGGTTCTTGCTGGGCCGGGGACGAGTACCTCGCTGAGACATTGGTTTGCACTCCTCAATACATCCGTAAAATGCGGAAGGATTTGTGTGAGACTCATTACTTGGCTTGTGAAGGATACGGTCATAAAAGGAAGATGACGGTTATCATAGAAGCAACGATTGGAACAAGCAACGAACGGAACAAGCAACTACAGTTGCAAAAGAAGCAACAATCGTTGCAAAAGAAGCAACCACAGTTGCAACTAGAAGCAACTACAGTTGCGCATACTATAGATGTAACTATAGAGAAGAATAAAGAACAACTAAAGAGAAGCAGATTTTCTCCTCCAAGTATTGAAGAATGCATGGATAAATTTGAAAAAGCAGGAAGCACCACCGACGAAGGGGAGAAATTTCATAACTTTTACGAATCCAAAGGTTGGATGGTCGGCAAATCCAAGATGAAGAATTGGGAGGCGGCCGCCCGTAATTGGATCCCC